CTAAAGTGTCTACGCTTATTAAAGCAAATGACTCTATCAATGCTCAGCTAACAAGCACCTACAATATTCCTTCCAACGACCTCTTTCCTAGTGACAGAGCTAGCGCTACGACTATGGAAGAGCAAATTGCTGCCTATAACAAAGTAATCATCTGGGAACAAAATATAGTCACCGACAGTGACTGGGGCGCCAACTACACCTTAGCTACTCCTGCCCCAAGCTCCACTATAACTAACACGTATAACAGACAAATACACGCTCGTGTAGGAACCTCTGCGTACAGTGGCACATTAAGCTCTCCTGACAAAGCGTTGCTGAACAGCGACATTACTTACCTGCTTAGCCAGACCGCGAAGATTCAAGCTAAAGTAAACAGTCTAAAGGCGGCTCTCACTAAAAATAACAACCTCATTAATAACAATACTAAAACTCTGTTTTCAGGTACGTCGGCAAAGACAGTGCCTCCTGCGCAACCTCAAACTCAAGAGCTACCTCCAGAAAATCCACCTGATAATTTTATGTGGAACTTGCCCCCTCACGCATGGAGCTTACCTGTAGACCCTTATGATATTGCTCCTGATACTACTAATAAAAGATTAGACCACTTTCACCAAACTCGTCGTGGGCGCATTTGGATGTACCAACCTTATTTAGGAACTACAACTACGGGAACTCCAACAACTGCATCTTCTAAAAAAGGAAAGGCAGCCCCTCCTCCTACAACGAATAACTATGGATTCCAGTTTATTTGGAACCCAGAAACGTTTAGCCAAGATACGTCTACGAACTCTAACATTACGACAAGCGCGTCTGACCCTTCTGCAGCATCTACAGGATTTGTTACGGGCAACTCTTCGTTAACCTTCACTCTTCGGTTAGACCGCACTAATGACTTTGCGTCTATGAAAGCTGGCACACCTATTACTAGCGCAATCGCCGCAGACAATATAAACAACACACTGTTTAATAAATCTATTGGCCCTAAACAAAAGCTAGCAACACTTCCTACAGAACCAGAATTTGATAGTAGTTGGCTAAACTACTACAAAATTGGAACTCCAAGCGGCTCTGATACAAACATTGAGCAAAAGATTATTGACCTTCTTACTTATGGTACTGAGGCTGACCTAGAGTATCTGTATGCGTCTACAAATGGAAAAGACGCTATCGGTATCGGTGGAAAAATTACAGCTAATATTGGGTACTTAAAAATGGCCTACGTGCGTGTAGACTTAGGTCAGCAAAAATTTGTTGGCGTTCTTTCTGACGTGAGTGTAAACCACCTAGCGTTCACTAGGGACATGATTCCTATCAGAACAGATGTCAATATAACTATTGACCTTCGTGTTAATACGCAAATGGTCACAAATAGTGGGCTGGTGGGCAATTGATTTATCAAAACTCTCGTTACTACAACGAACTGATTGACTTTGTTGCAATTACTGAGGAGGGCAACGCCAACCCTATTGTCTACTACAATGTGGACGCACCTGGCCTTATTAGTTGGTGGGAGCATCAGTACGTTGAGGGTGAGCGCTTGGAACAAATCGCTTATCAATACTACAAACGTCCTGAGCTATGGTGGGTCATACCTGAGTACAACCCTACAATTGTCGACTTTATTAATATAGCCCCTGGAACAATAATTAAGGTTCCTCGTGTTTAATTACCTTAACGTAGAGTTTCCTACTTTAAGTATCCCACCTAGTCGCGGATACAGCCTACACTCGTCCTGGTCCAGGTACGAGCATGAGCTTTTAACCGTCAGATTTATCGACTGGGCTGTTCCGTACGATTCAATTTCAGATGGAACACCTGTCACTGTTACCTTACGTGGAGTAGGCAATAACAGAGTTTTTAATGGGTATGTTCATCATATTGTCCCTGACCTAGCCCCCGATAAAAACTATGTAGATATCACCCTTATTGGTGCCTCCAGGGTCCTTAAGCAGCAGTCTCAACGAGTATGGTTAAACACAACTGCTGACCAAGTAATAGCCGATATTGCTAACGCTAATAACTTTTCTTACATCGCAGTACCCACTCCTCGCATGTACGACCAGATTTCACAGGCAGGAATGTCTGATTGGGAGCTGATGGTAAAGCTAGCCAAGCAAAACGGGTACTCTTTAAAAGCCGATAATACAACTATCATCTTTCAACCGTTAACCCAAGAGTTTACTGATACCCGCCAAGAGGCTGCGTATTTCATAATGAAAGGGCTAGACGTAAAATTTACAGGTATATTCTCTTTCACTCCTATGGTGGGAGAAGCCATTCCTTACGCAGATGCGACTAAAACTACAGTTGCTGTTAGTGGCGTAGACAGGTCATCTGTTACCGAGCATACCCATGTTAACCAGACTCCTATTAACCATACGCGAGCAAAGCAAGTTGCGCCTATATTTGACGCTTATCACACTAAAGTAGTAGCGCCTACCTATGAAATTGCGCAGTATGAGGCTACCGCTGCTGACGAAAGAAACCGATATGCTTACCGAGGCGAGGCAGTTGTTTTAGGAAACCCCTCGTTATTGCCTGATAGCCCTGTATATCTGGATGGAATAGGCCCTACGTATTCTGGATACTGGACAGTGCTCTCTGTATCTCATAACATTAAAGGCAACGCTGAATACACAACTACTATAACAGTAGGTGCTGATTCCCTAGGGCTATCTACCCAATGGACAGATAACAAAAACATCGTGTCTCCCAACGAAACCATCAAAAGAGCTGTCACCCCTGGGGTACGTCAAAAGAACTCTTTGCCAACTACGTCACTAAAAAAGGTCGGAGTTACAGTAAAGGAGTCATACAAAGCTCCTGTGTCTAAAGTAAAAAACGTTTCTAAGGTCTCTGCCAAAGGCATTCCTACGCACCAATGGGTAGGGGCTGGAGGGAACTTAAAAGCCCCCACTACTGCAGAGAAAAAGATGCCAGCGGCAGTTATGAAAAAGATGGTGAATACATATGGTCGATAACATGTACTACGGAATATACCGAGGCATATGCCAGGATAACCAGGACCCCGATAACGCAAATAAAATTCGCCTTACGGTCCCACAGGTGCTAAATACAAATTGGACAACCTGGGCCTATCCAGTAAACCCAATTACAGGAAACGCTACGCATGACCCGCATACGGATTCCTACACGACTACGGCGGCTAGCGTGGGAAGCTCTGGCTCCCACACACATTCGGTAACTTTAAACTCATCACATTCTGACCACATTAAAGTTCCGTCTATCGGTCAAGGTGTATGGGTTATGTTTGAAGGTGGAGATACCAACTTTCCTCTATGGGTAGGAGTGTACTAAATGGAACGCGCAATAATTCTTCCTTTTTCTGTGGATGCTTCGGGCTCAATTCTGTCGTCCAATGACCAACGAGCAATCTGGCAAAGCCGAGTAACTGCTGCCGTTATGACTGGAGTTGGGGAACGAGTATTTAGAAACGGATACGGTGGCACTATACGAAGCGCTCTATTTCAGGCTCCACAAGACGCGGCTAACACAGCGGCTGCAAGCGTGCGCGAAGTATTCGCCAAGCACTTAGACGCCCTCGTACTTAACAATGTGTCGGTCAGTATGGACCAGCAATCAGGCGTATTAACCATTACAATTGACTATACCCTGCCTAATAAAGAAAAGGCTCAAACTTCTTTGAAGACAGGAACCCTTACCCGTTCTGGCGACGTTATTCAGGAGTACTAATGGCATCGAACTTTATCCCGCAGGTGGACTACACCTCACGTGATTATGCCGCTATTCGTGACGACATGATTAACCTTATTCCGTCTCTTTTGCCAGAGTGGACAAGTACAGACGCCTCAGACTTTGGTATCACCCTTATTGAACTGTTTGCCTACATGGGTGACATGCTGAACTACTATATTGACCGAGCAGCCAACGAAGGCTTTATCCAGACAGCTACACAACGTAGCTCAGTATTGTCTATTGCTAACATGCTTGGGTACACTCCTAGTCCAGGAGCCCCTGCAAAGGTAACGTTGACATTTACCAACTCCACAGGCTCTACGCTAAACGTGGGGCCAAAGACTCAAGTGGCTACTACCACTACTGTTAACGGCGTCAATACTCAGATTGTTTTTGAAACAGATAACACAACTCCTGTAAGCGTGGCAGCTAACTCATCTGTTTCTGTTACCGCTACTCAAGGAACTACGATTAATTACGAGTATGTAGGCGACTCAAACGGAAATGCTAATCAGGTATTCTCTCTATCTAAATCCCCTTTAATTGCTAACACATCAAGCGTCATTGTCGGCTCACTAGTCGGTGGAGTACCGACAGGTTCTTCATACACAGAGCTCTCTTACCTTATTGATGCTGGATATAACGACCCTGTGTACTCTGTGTCCACAGACGCCAACAATGTTTCATATATTACATTTGGCGACGGTATCAGCGGACGAATTCCTCCTACAAGCTCTATCTATGTTACTTACCGCGTGGGTGGCGGAGCTTCAGGAAACGTTGGTCCAGGAACGCTGACCTATCAACTAAACAATGTGGTTGCGGGTCTTAAAGTAACCAACGCATCTGCGGCTACTGGTGGAGCTGACCCAGAGACTACAGACAGCATTCGTATCAATGCTCCTCTAGCGTACACGGCTCTGAACCGCCTAGTATCACTAGCTGACGCTGGAGCTCTTGCTGTACAGGTTCCATCCGTAGCAAAAGCTATCGCAGATTCTGGCGCTGCTTACAACAGCATTGTTTTGTATATCGCGCCTTTTGGAGACTCTAGCCTAGGAACTCCTGGCGTAGCTGCTGACGGAAGCCAGACAACAACCTTTACTAACGCATCCAGTGACGTTATCACTTTTATTACGGACAAAGCCCCAGCTACTACGACTATTACTATTAACCCTCCAACCTATGTACCTATTAACATTTCGTTAAACGCACATATTCTCCCTAACTACAAACAGAGCGATGTAACAAAGGGAATTAACGCAGCTTTGTTATCTCTTCTTGACTTTGACAATGTGGTATTTGGCGAAACCGTTGCTCTTCAATATATCCACAACGTTATCTCTGCTTCGGTTCCTGGTGTGGATTACGTAGATGTAACCCTACTTACTCGAGCAGATGCAGCGTTCACAGGAAGCATTACAGCGGGGTCACCTACCATTAGTGGCGTATCGTCATTTTTAAACGTAGCTGTGGGACAAGATGTGTCTCTTGTTGTAGGAATTTCTAGCGCAGTAACTATTCCTGATGGTACGACAATCACAGCTATTAACACAGGCTCGGGAACCATCACTATGTCCGCTAATGCTGGCGGCACTGGAACAAACGCAAGTGCTAATATCTGGACATCTTCATTAGCATTAACTGGAGTTAACACGGTTTCTTGTGCGCTAAACGAGCTCCCTATGCGCGGAGTATTCGATATCACTCCTATCGGCGGAATCATAAGTTAAGGATAAAAATGACCTCATACACACCCACATACCCAGCTAGCGTTGTTAACTTTGGGCCTAATAAGCAAAACAACGTTGACATTATTGACGCAGCTGACCCAAATACACTTCGTGTAGAGGTAGTTGCTATTGAAACTACCCTGGGAGCTACTCCATCGATTTCTACTTCTCCAACAGCATCTTCTTCTTGGTACAACGATGGGCGTGATTTTTCCACCGTTATTGCTCGTCTCGCCAATATTGAAGCAGGAATCGTCGCTGATACTCACTCTCAATACGTAAAAGTAGCTGGTGGAAGCACGATATCTCCCACAGCAAGCACGGTAGGTATTACTATTACTGCTGCCTCGGGCCAAACCGCTGACCTTATGCAATGGAAGAACTCCAGCGGAACGGTGATGACTCGTATCGGTCCAGACGGCATTTTGTACGCAACTAACCCTCAACTGGGCGCCACCGACTACACAGAAAACCTATTATTAGGCGGAATGTAATTGGCTAAATATGGAATTGATTATTATGACACCGCGTATTACGGTGCCAATAATCTTACAGAATACGTTGCGGGAAACTTTGTAGCTAAGCCTTACTACTACCAACAGGTTCAGCTTTCGTGGTTTACCCCTTCAGGAGCGTGGGATTTTATTCGCTTAGTTCGCAGCCCATACGGATTTGCTGTGAACGCTGAGGATGGCGACCTATTGTTTGAGGATGCAAACGGCGCCTCACGCACTTCGTATCTAGACGAAGGTCAAGTCCCTAACAACGTTAAACTTGCTCCAGCTAAGCCCTATTACTATAGCCTTTTTGTTCGTGAACCAGTCCACAGTACTTGGCAACGTGCGGGCGACGCTATTGGAGTTTCTGTTAAAGACTACGGAACTTCTGCGGCAATGTTTAGATACTTGCCTGAAATCCTTAGCTCACAGATTCCTAACGACACCTCATTAGAGTCAACCAACACCTTTTTACAACGTTTTATTACTCTATTTGCTTTTCAGCTAGATGTGTACAAAAGCTCTGCTGAGAACATCACCAATCGCTATGATGTAACCAATCTTAATGGCCTTCTTATCCCTACCTTTATGCAAGAATTTGGGCTTAAATACGAACCTGCTCTAGGAATCAAACAATCTAAAATCTTTTTGCGTAATATCTCACGACTGTTCCTTATCAAAGGAACTCTACTAGGCCTCAAAGACTTTATTAAGTCTTACGCTGGGTATGACAATATTATATCTATAGGTAAAAACTTAATGCTAGACATCAACGACTCTTCTTTTGAGCAGTCTGTTGGTTCTTGGAGTGCAATATCTAACGCGGTTATTGAGCACCACTCTGTCAACGACTCTCCGCACGTTGCTCCATACTCTGAGCCTGCTTTACCTGCTATGTTTCCTAATCTTCAAAAAGGAGTGTTAAAGGTAACTAACGTGGCAAATGGACCTGCGATAATATCTTTAGCAGGAGACACACCACTTCATTACGGAATACCTATCTCTCCCAATACGTCGTACGCATTTAGCGCTTATGTAAAAGGTGGTCCTGGAGCTACTGAAGTTCAGTTAAAGTGGTATGACAAAAATGGCGCATTAATATCTTCAACTGATGCGTGGGAAGCCCCTGCGGGAGGAAGCTCGTGGTCACAAATTGGGTACAGCTGGACATCGCCCGCTAACGCTGTGTACGCAGTTCCTGTTATAAAGCTTTACCAACTTGCTAATGCCGTGTGGTACGTAGACGCCGTTCAATTTGAAAAAGCTGTGTATAACGCGGATTACGAAATGGATTGGTCAACCTCTTTTGAAGATGCGCGTCAAATTAAGATAACGTTGATTGCCACACGTATAAATGAGATTCTTAACCCGAACTTTGCATTTCCTCAAACATTTTGGTCCGTAAATAACGGAACCATTGCGCTTTCCACAGACCCTACAGATATTCTGGGGTTGACTGGCTCTGTCGTTAACAGTACTGAGGCAGGAGAAATGTACGCCAGCGCTGCTGGAACGGTGACTCTTTCTTCAGCACCTATGGACATCCTTGCAAATAACGACTACACGTTCAGTATTTATTCGTGCGCTACTGACCCAGGAGATTCTCCGACTCCAGTCACTGCGTTTATTAAGTGGTATGACAGCAGTAACTCGTTAATCAGTACTGCTACTGGTACGCCTCAGACAGCGACTACTCATTTTGTTCGCCCTTTTGTCACTGATATCGCCCCTGATACCGCAGCTACCGCTGTTGTAGGAATAACCTGGCACGCCACTGCTGCGGGAAGTGCGAACAGCGGAAATCAGGTTGTAGTTGATTCTGCGCTCTTTGAAAAGAGCTCTAGCGTTAACACGTACTTTGACGGTGCCCACGGAGTAGCAGAACTAAGTGACGTATTCTGGGAAGGAACGACGGATGACTCCAGAAGCCACTATTACAAGAACCGCTTTGCTATTGAAAGCCGCCTCATCGCTAAAATCCCTGATTGGGTAAACTCAGGCAGCGCCTTTCAACTGTTCTTTGCACAGCCTAATACGTAGTACGATAAGGTCATGCTGACCTTACTACTTATCTCTGGATTTACTGCGTTTGTTTTTGCTGTCATTAATCAGCTTATCTCTGTTCTAGAAGCCTTTATGGATATGAGACTTATTAGGGCTTTTTTATGCCTCCTCACCTCTGCTGGAGCTACTGGTCTTAGTAGCGTAGGAGGAGTCAAGCAGTTTATTATTTATTCGGTTGCTGGAGCTTTTTTTGGCTCTTTACTGGTTATAGTGGCAGAACGTATCAACACCTACCAAGCCGCGGTTATTCACGCGGTTGGCAAAGAGCGCTAAAGCTGTGTAGTCTGTGCATCCACTAAAGGAGGGTGCATGACGTATTACGTTCTGGTCGCAGGTAGCGGAGAAACTACTCGACCAAATATTGAAGCTTTAATGGAAGACTTTTACTATGCCAAAGGCGATGGCGGAACTCTAGTGATTGCCTATGACAATCAACCTAGCAAGAGCCAAAGCTTTGCTGCCCAGTACGCAAAAGAAATCGGCAAAGACATTATGGTCTTTTGCCATGATGACGCAAGCACTATAGGAATTCCTGGCGCTTCACAGTCCCCGTCTACTAATCCTGTAGAGGACGCTATCAAGTTTATGGCGGGTCAGGATTCGGTTGCCTACCTACTGTGGAACGAAGATAACTACATTCTGTCATCCTGCATAAATAACAGCATTCCTGCCTTTAACCTCTGTGACGGGCTTGTGCCCCTCAATGAAGTACAAGAAACGCCGAAGCCTGCGGTTAAGGTGCCAGACCCCAATGAATTACCCCTAGACTCCGCTCCTGTGGATGATATAAAGATAAAGCTACAAAAGATTCTAGAACTAACCCAAGAGGCTCTGAAGAACCTTTAATGGAAAAGAAGCTATCTCTTCGGGCACGTGGTGCCTTGGCGTACTTCATCAACGCTGATATGTCCATTAGCGCTGCACGCTTAGCTGAAGAGGTAGCTGAAGGACGAGACGCAATACGAACCGCACTGAAAGAGTTGCGAGAGGCTGGGCTGATTGTTACTCGTAAAGAACGGGTCAACAACGAGGTCAAGACTGTAAGTTATGTAACGGAAAAGGGATTCCTGGAGGCGGCTTCCTGGGGCCTGAAAAGCCGTCCTCAGATACTACACAGTGAGCAGAATAGCTTAATACAAGTATTAGCTAATTCAGTTATAGATATTAATAAAACATCAATCGGGCGATTGGAGGAAAAAATGGGGTACGATTTTTTCAATAGCACCTCAAGCTCCGATGCTGATGAGCGTCAAGCCGAACGCCTTAAAGCGATGGCTGAGCGCAAAGCTACCTATCAACAGCAGAAGTCAGAAAAACACGCTAAAGACGTCGTTGACAGAGAGACCGCTTCTCCTAAAGGCTGGAACGTTAACCAGTCCGCTAATGAGTTTGTTTCTCAGATGAGTGCCATTTGGGGGATTCCTCCGTGGAAACTTGCTGGAAGCCGATTTTTTATAGCGTTATCTAAAGCTCGTCAGACATACGACACTGACGGAGAAGTAGAACAAGAAATGATGCGGTTGTTTTTTGGCGCCCTTAAAGTCAATAAAGAGACTAACGGCGACATGTTGTGGAAATCCTTTATCAAACGTTTTCCTGAGCTAGCCCTCCAAGCCAAAGCTCGTCTCAATTCGTCAGATGATTTGGCAACCGCTATGGTTGAGGCAGAAGAAGAGTGGAAACGAGAGTTTGGGGATGATTTTGATGTTTAAGCTAGAGGACCTAAAAATTCGCCGTCGTTCATGGGTGCAATCCGCTTCCATACCCACAGCTCGTTTAGGATGGACTCTAGGTGACTGTACAGATGCCCCAGAAAAGGCTTTAGAGGCCGTTAGAGGCTGGGTTAAGCTTGCCCTGTCAGGTGAATACATCCTGAAGGCTGGAGGGGCTAAATGCGGCCGAGGAATCCTTTTTTACGGAGAGCCAGGTAGAGGAAAAACTACCCTTGCCTTAGCCCTCATTCAAGAGGCGATGACTACCTTTCCCTTAGAAACTTTTGTTCCACAAGAGGGCAAGGTCATTGTTCGCCCCTGCTACTTTGCTACCTTTAACGATGTCTTAGACCTAAAAGGGCGCCTTATGGACGACGAGCCTTATGAGAGCGATAAAGTCCTGTATGACGGAATGCTAGGTGACTGCAGAGACGACGCTTATAACATCCGAATTTTGGTTATTGATGACATAGGAAAAGAGCACTCCAGTCTATCTGGATGGCAAAAAAATATGCTTCATCATGTGTTGCGCACCAGATTTAACAATGGATTGCCTACGATTGTTACTAGCAATATTAAGCGAGACAACTGGGCAGAGACGTACGGAGATGCTACAGGAAGCTTTATACGAGAAGCGTTTCTTTATGTTCCCGTAGACGGAGAGGTAGATTTAAGAAGGTATCAACGATGAAGGAGCGTGCAGTGCAAGAGGACATCATGTTGTTTCAGATTTTTCTGAACGACACTCAAATCCCTTCACCCAGCGTTTTTGAAGTTGGTCTTACCCTTGATGACAAGCTCGTCTGCACCTGCCCAAATTACAAGGGGCGAGGAAAATGCAAGCACGTTAATCTTGTCCAGCTTCGTATGGATATGAATGACGGTATTTACGAGCCATCATTGTCTAAAGATGTTACCGAAGCTGATGTAGCTAAAGCCAAACTTTCTACTAAACATAATAGAGAGTTCCTACTAAAGTTTGGGATACCAGAGGTTCTTTAACGTGTATAAAGGGGACATCAGTAACGATTTGCCTAAGCGCATCATCGTTACCACAGATACGTTTTTTGATTATGACATTACAGTCAAAAAAGTTCTTAAAATAATACCAGTAGCGTCTAAGGAAGCTAAGCTTAATAGGACGCTTCTTAGCCGTCTTTATGTGTACTCGCAAAACAAGGGATACACTATGGAGCTTGCTTCGTTTACCTTAAGCGAGGACGCCTTGCAAGAGATGATTGACCGCTTAGATGAACTGGGTACTAACCCCTTTCGTTATTTTACTAAGTATGAGTCAGTTGACCATTTAGTGTCAGAATTGCCCTACCGCCCAGAGGTCGTTGGAGTTTTGGATTTACCGACTAGGCTGCTACGGTACGGACATTGGGGATTGGATTTTACACAACTATGAACAAAGAGCAGCTTCTTCTTAGCAAGGTCATCGAAACTCGTGACCTTACTAAGCTATTTGAACGCAACGTTAATGACTCATGGTTTATGGATAACGAAGACCGCAAAGTTTGGTCTCTTCTTAAATCTCATTTCACCAAGTACGGCGAATGCCCCAGCCTTGATGTTGTTACAGAGAATTTTCCTACATATAAAGTTGTCGAAGCTCAAGACAGCATCGACTATTTGTTGGATGAAATTGTTGCTCGTCGTCGCAAGATTGCCACCATTACTATGGTGGGAGAGGCGATTGACCAGCTAGAAAAAGAACGCGACCACGAAGCCGCGCTGATTTCCCTGCAGCGCGGAATAGTGAAGCTTGAAGAAGAAGGATTAACTACATCCACCGACATTGACATTACGGAAAATCCGTTGGCTTTGTGGGATGAATACATGTTTCGTAAAAATAATCCAGGATTACTTGGGGTTCCTACTGGATTCCCTACTATTGACAAAGCAACTAACGGATTACAGAACGGTCAACTAATTATCATCGTTGCTCCACCAAAGACTGGTAAGTCAACGCTTGCTTTGCAAATTGCTCAGAACATCCATCTTAAGGGCAGTACTCCAATGTTTCAGTCTTTTGAAATGACGAACCAAGAACAGCTTTCTCGTTACGTTGCCATGAGAGCGCGTGTATCCCATACTCGTTATCAAAGTGGTTCATTGACAGACGAAGAAGAGTCCCGCGTAAAAGCTAAGCTTCGTGCTATCTCAGAGATGCGTGAAAAGTTTTGGTTGGTGGGCGCTTCAGAAGGAGCCACGGTTTCAGCGGTTGCCAGCAAGATTCAGATACTCCAACCAGATGTTGTATTTATTGACGGTATGTATTTGATGATTGATGAAAACGGCGAGAAGCCAGGAAGTCCACAGGCGCTTACTAACATTACTCGTTCACTTAAACGACTGGCGCAGCGTGTCAATAAGCCAGTTGTTATCTCCACTCAGATTTTGGAGAACAAAATGCGCAACGGTCAAGTGACCACGGATGCTATTGGTTACTCATCGTCATTTCATCAGGATGCCGACGTTATATTTGGTCTTCAACGCGAAGACGAAAATGTAGACAGCACCCGTCTTCTCAAGGTGATTGCTTCCCGTAACTCAGGAAACATGCAGGTATCCATGTTGTGGGATTGGAATACAGGAGCTTTCCGAGAGATTGATGAAACCGACCTATGACAGTAGAAGAGATGGAAGACCTGCTCGACAGACTAGGTATTGAAATTGTTTCTATTCATGGCGATGAGATTAAAGGCCACTGCCCCGCTCATTTGGAGCGCAAAGGAAAGCTAGACAGCAACCCATCGTGGTCTATCAACGCTGAGACTGGTGCTCACAATTGTTTTTCTTGCCATTTTAAAGGCAGTGTGCAAAGTCTTGTTTCGTATGTTCAAGGGTTTGATTCAGAGATGGCAACTCAATGGGTCAATAGCGGAGAGCGCAATTTAAGTAAAGCATTTCAGAAGCTCATTACCCCAGCACCATTACCCGAACGCACAGAGCCAGTTACTGAGTCTATGCTCAGCGCGTTTGTTTCACCGCCAGACTATGCTCTTAAATCTCGCGGTTTGACAGGTGTTGCGGCTGACTATTACGGCATCTTATGGAATGAGAAGAACAGCAGTTGGGTTTTGCCGTTACGCGACCCTTTTACTAATAAGCTTGTTGGTTGGCAAGAGAAATGGTTTAAGGAGCGTCGCTTTAATAACTTTCCGCCCAAGGTAAGTAAGTCTTCGTGTTTATTTGGCTATGAACGCTACAGCGGCTCTGAAATGATTGTTGTAGAGTCTCCGTTGGATGTAGCTCGGTTAGCTTCTGTAGGAATCTTAGGTGGTGTCTCTACCTGTGGTTCTGGAGTATCTAAAGAACAGATTAACCTTATTCGTTCAGCCGATAGGGTTGTTTTTGCTATGGACAATGATGAGGCTGGAATAAGCTCATCAGCGACACTGCTGGAATATTCACGCACTATGGGATTTGAGTGCTGGTTCTTCAACTATGAGCAAACAGACATGAAGGATATTGGCGGAATGAGCAAGGCTGAGATAATGTTCGGGTTAAATAACGCACGTCATTCAATTCACGGAAAGAGGGCATTTTTATGATTATTGGACTTTCTGGTTATAGTCAATCTGGCAAGGACACCGTGGCAGGAATGCTTATTGGACTGCATGGTTACGACAATCGCGCTTTTGCTGAGCCTATGCGTACCGCGCTTTACGCGTTAAACCCGTTTGTAGGTGGAAGCACGCGGCTTCAAGAAGTGATTGATATGCACGGATGGGAGTATGCCAAGCGTTATACCGACGCTCGTCGTTTGCTACAGGTATTTGGCACTGAAGTTGGGCGCGATATGTTTGGTGAGAACTTTTGGATTGACCAAGCGATGAAGGGAGTATCTTCGTCACAGAAGGTCGTCTTTACCGATGTTCGGTTTCCTAATGAAGCCAGCGCTATCAAAGATTTGAATGGTGAAGTATGGCGCGTTATGCGACCAGGTTACTCACCAGTAAACGACCACCCATCAGAGTCAGCGTTAGACTATTGGAAGTTTGACCGAATCATTATGAATAACACAGGGTTGGATGGTCTCAAAGGTCAGATTGCAGCCAATCTAGGGGAGCTTGATGTCGTTTAAAGGAACGCTGCTTCCTTACCAACCTGAAGCAGTAGAGCGTATGTGCGAGCGCAAGAAGATGCTCGTTGCCTATGACTTAGGGTTGGGAAAAACCGTGCTGACAATTGCCGCAATAGAACGGCTTATGGATTCACGAGAAATTAAAGAGCCAGGTTTGGTAATCTGTTTATCATCACTGAAATATCAGTGGGCTAATCAGATTGAGAAATTTACCGATGGTACTTCACGTGCTTTGGTCATTGATGGAACCAAAGCTAAAAGAGCAGAGCAGTACGACACTGCGTACAATTGGCGAACCACCAAGGTCGACTACATTATCCTCAATTACGAGCAAATTGTTAACGACTGGGATTTCGTCAAAAAGCTCCCTAGAGGATTTGTAGTACTTGACGAGGCAACGGCTATCAAGTCGTTTAAGTCTAAGCGCTCCAAGTACACCAAGCGTTTAGGTACAGCAGAGTTTAAGTTTGCCCTTACTGGCACCCCTATTGAAAACGGCAAACCAGAAGAGCTGTTCTCTATCATGCAGTTTGTAGACCCAGACGTACTTAAGCGCTTTGATTACTTTGACCAGCTTTATATTGTGCGCAACTCATGGGGTGGCGTAGAACGCTATAAAAACTTAGATGTGCTTTTTGGAATTATGCAAAACGCGTCTGTGCGTAAATCGCAAAAAGACCCAGACGTTGCACCATTTCTTCCAGACTCTATTCATAAAGACCCTATTAAGGTTGTCTTTGACCGTAAATCTTCTCGTCTCTACGAACGTATTAGAAAAGACTTACTTGCTGACTTAGATGAAGCGCAGGCGCTCTTTGGTGGCTCGTTCAACATCATGGCTCATTATGGGTATGAAAGTAAACGCAACGGTCCAGAGGATGAATGGCGTGGCATGATTATGTCTAAAATCGGCGCCTTAAAGATGTTGTGCTCTCATCCAGACTTACTGCGTACAAGCGCACAAAAGTTCTTACAGCTTAATGGAGAAGGCTCTAGCTATGCCAATGAGTTAGTGCAAGAAGGTCTTCTAGAAGGGATTACCAGTTCCAGCAAGTTAGAGACTCTTGTGGAGTATGTATCTGATTTTCTAGACGCTAACCCAGCTAACAAGGTAGTTATTTTTGCCACCTATGTAGATATGCTCGATAAGATAGCTGAACGCTTAGGAGCTGACCGTTGCCGTCTATACTCAGGTAAGTTAGATGCTAAGACCAAAGAGGAGAACAAAGTTGCTTTCAACACGTTACTGGATGTACGGGTCCTTATTAGCTCTGATGCAGGTGGTTACGGCGTTGATTTGCCCGCCGCAAATCTACTGGTTAACTATGATTTACCTTGGTCTTCAGGCGCTGCTACTCAGCGTAACGGACGAATCAAACGTGCGTCCTCTACCTGGCCCTCAATCGTTATCCAAGACATCTTAATCGACGGCTCTATTGAAGAACGTCAATATGAGTCGCTACAGCAAAAGACGTCAGTAGCTAGCGCTATTATTGACGGAGAAGGAATCGATGACCAAGGCGGAGTTCCGCTTACGGTAGGTAGTTTGCGACAATTCCTACAACTAGCATCAGTATAAAAAGCCTTTTAAGGTCTTTTTTTATCCTATAGTCTTTAGAATATATGGATGCCTAATATGCCTAAGACCCCTACGCGTACCATTCGCGTCTCTGATGACATCTGGAAAGCCGTACAGAAGAAGGCTGCCAGCGAAGGCATCACCGTGACTAGCGTTATTGTTACTGCGCTTGAATCCTATCTAGTTGACAAGGCGTAAATAGCCTACTAATCTCGTCCATGAATCGAAGGGGATTTCATGGATACAGCAGAAGTCAATCAATACGCAAAGCAGTATTTAGCTCTAAAACAACAGATGAAGTTTTTGTCTGAACGTGAATCAGAGTTAAAAAAGCGCCTTCTGGAATCAGTAGAGGCTATCGGTGAGCTAGACGCCAAAGGACATACCGTTCTTGAAGTTGACGGAATAAAGTTAACTAAACAGCGTAAAGAATCTCAAAACCTCGATATGGATATCGCAAAGCAAATCCTTCAAGAGCATGGCTTGGAAGAGTCATGCACTAAGGTAGTCACTACTTTAGACCAAGATGCGATTATGATTGCGTATGCAAAGGACCTACTTACAGAAGAAGAGATTGAAAAGATGTTCCCTGTTAAAGTCTCCTACGCATTCCTGGTCAACGGATAACAATGTCCGACGACTTCATTGATTCAACGTTTGCTGACTTGGATGTTTTTTATCCAGGCAGTAAGCGAAAGCGACGTGAACCACAGGTAAAAGCAATCAAAGCAGACGTGCCTGCTTGGGATGCCAAACCTTTTGTTAAAACACTATCCAATGGCAAAGACATTGAATTGTTTGCAGCAGGGTCACTAGCTCAAGCTTTAGGAAGACCGTTTGCTTCTATCAGATTATGGAACAAGCTTGGTTACCTTCCTACAGCTCCGTACCGCCTACCTACTAAAAAGAACAAGCATGGTGAGGAACATAAGGGGCGTCGCCTCTATAGCCGAGCCATGATTGAAGCTGCGGTGGAACTATTTGATAAAGCTGGACTTTTAGAAGTCAAGCGTATAGAATGGTCTGAACACCAGCAGCTCCCCGTGGAGTTAGCTGAGGCTTGGAGTAAAATCCTCGCTAATGAAACAAAAAACTAGCAGTTCAAAGTCAAGCAGTTCAAACATACAAAGGAGCAGTACCCATGTCAGTTCAAACAGATTCATTCGTTCCAGAAGTTGACGAGTTTTCATTAGACGCTCGTCCAGCAGGAACTCCCACAGATGCTATTAAGTCTGGTTGGGGAGCAGCCGAGGAACTCATTAAGCCAAAGGAATTTGCTAAGGATTTCAAGATTACTGAAACCCTTCAAGTAATTAAGTTCCTAGACCCAGACGGCCCATACGCCATTTACGGTTTCCACTTCCTTACTGAAAAAACAGAAGGACAACGTTCATACACTTGCCTTGGTAGCGGATGCCCAATTTGCGTTCGCCTTAACCACAAGCCAGAGAAGAAGTACGCATTCTCTGTAGCAGTTCTCACTTCCGAGGGAACTACCCTAACAAAAATGATTGTTTCTCCATTGTTCTTTAAGTCGCTTCATGCAGCGCATCACTCACCAGCAGGTCCATTGTCTAAGAACTATTGGGCAGTTGCTCGTCGTGGTCAGATGCAACAGACTACTTACATCCTCAACCCTGTTAAGGGTCGTGACCTCCAAGAAGATTGGGGCATTGACGAGGCTAAGGCCGAAGCTGCAATTGCAGAGATGGTTCCATTTACTGCTGAGTCAGTAATTCGTAAGTCTGTTGAAGAACTTAACGAAGTCGTAGACGCACTCGTCTAAAATAAATGTGGGAAAGGCAGGCTACCCCCTTGGCCTGCCTTTTCCGCCCATAAGGGGAACTATATGAATATTATTACGACTAAAGAGCAGTTAGAAGAGTTAGTCGAGTATTACCTTAAACAAGACGCGTTTGCTTACGACGTTGAAACAGTAGGCCCTCAAAGAGGCGTCACAGTAGTTAACGAAGTTTTATGGATTTCTCTCGCAACACACGGGCGAGGAGATGTCATTCCTTTAGGACATCCAAACGGAGAATTTCTTTCAGAAGAGTTTCCCCTTACAGGTGTAGGAGAAAAACGAGCCGCTGCAGGACTTACCCTGCGCGAAAGTGATTACTCCAAAGATAAGAAAAAAGCAGTTATTACTTTTGGTCCTCCTCCTAAGCAACTATTTCCTGCAGAAGTTTTTGCCGCCCTCAAACCTTTGATGTTTGGTACAGGTAGAACCCTTGTAGGACATAACTTAGCTTTTGACCTTACCTCGGTAGCTAAATACTACGAGGGAAGCGTGCCCACAGGTCCTTACTTTGACACCATGATTGCTTCATTCTTGTACAGCAATAAGAACAAGAACAAAGTTGGTCTTGATGATTGCTTGGCGCGAGAATTTGGCTACCACATGGTCAAAGGCGTTGGTAAAGAGGTAGAGAAATACTCCTTTAGCACCGTAGCTAAATACGCTTATCTTGACGCTAAATACACATTTTTGCTTTACAAGAACGTTCTTATTAAGAAGCTTGAAGAGGGACAACTGACTAAGGTAATGAACTTAGAGATGGGCGTACTTAAGGTCTTGTGTGAGATGAAGCTGACTGGCGCCCCTATAGACACTGACCAGCTTATTAAGCTCCATGACCAGCTAGAAATCAATATTGAAAAAGCGCGTTCGGATATCTACCGTATTGCTGGCAAAGTATTTAACATTAACTCCAATCCAGAGAAGCAACAGATGCTTTACGGAAGCGTGGAGAATGGCGGTCAGGGGCTAAAGCCAAAGGTATTGACTCCTAAAGGACAGGCTAAAGAAGCCGATAACATCCCACTAGAACTATCCGATTACTCGGTAGCAGCTGATGCTTTAGAGCCTTATCGTAATAGCAACGAGCTAGTACGAGCCATGTTGGAATACGCTGACCTTAACAAGTTACTGTCTACCTATGTAATTCCTTATCTTGGCGGAGAAGTAACACGCACCACCGCAGGAAAATCAAAGACAGAGACTAAAGAGAGTATTTTGATTAACGGCAAGATTCATTGTGACTTTGTTCAGCACGGAGCTGAAACAGGTCGTTTCTCTAGCCGTAACCCTAACCTACAGAATATTCCCGCCCCTGAAGACCCTGAAAAGGTTCCAGAGGATAAGCAGTATGGTCGTATGTTGCGTAACCTTTTCTACGCTCCACCAGGGTATAAGTTAGTGGTTGCTGACTACTCCCAGATTGAGCCACGCGTTATTGCCTCTATGTCTAAAGACCCGATTATGATGCAGAATTACCTTGAAGGTGGGGACATCTACACTACTGTAGGTAACACTATGGGGGTCAACCGTAAGGCAGGAAAGGTTCTTGTTCTTGCTATGGCTTACGGCGTAGGTCCTGACAAGATTGCTCACCAGATTGGCTGTAAGCTCAATGAAGCCAAGCAGCTCCTTAACGACTTTGCTGAAAAGTTTGGTTCAGTTAACAAGTACCGAAATGTTGTTGTTTCAACCACCCGCCAGCGTGGATACGTAACCACCATTCTGGGTCGCCGTCGGTATATCCCTGAAATTAACTCCAAGAGCTTTAGTGAAAAATCGGGCGCAGAGCGCCAGGCTTTCAACACGCGTATTCAAGGTTCAGCGGCAGATATTATTAAACTCGCCATGATTCGCGCACAGGATATGGTTCCTAAAGAAGCTAAGATACTCCTTACCGTACACGATGAACTTGTCACCCTAACCCCCGATAGTAAAGCTGAGGAAACGGCAGAAGCTATTAGAGAGGCTATGGAAGGCATCAACCTTCTAGATGTACCTTTATTAGCAGACGTTAAAATTGTCCAGCGTTGGGGAGAGGCAAAGTGAGTTGGTTCGATAAGTTTTTTAGGCACAATGATGAGTCCAGTATTGAACGTACTGAGGTTCCTTTCAGCACCATATTGCGATGGGCACTGTATGACCTCAGTATTGAAGACCCTAATGAAATTGCAGTTATCCTCGGTCTAAATCCTGTTAGCGAAGAGGGAAACAATAAAGAAGTTGAGGACAGCGAGCTTCGTCTGTCATACCTTGATGATTTAATTCCCTACATAGACATCATTAGTGAACTTAACGCAAAAATAGTAGTTGCTACTCAAGTACGTGATTTGCCTACTTGGGACGGCCCTCCTCCTAGCGAGGAAGAGATTGAGATGATGGGCAGCTTCTATAAAGCCGTAGGTTTTTCGGCGCTAGTAACCGCCTTTTCATCTGGCATACAACTTGATATTCTACATACCCATGCAATAGGCACTGGGACAGGCTATAGGGAGGAAGATGATGAGTAGTAATTGGTGGTCTACAAAGTTAACAGGAGCACCAGCGCAGCCACAAGCCCCACAAGCTCCTACTCCTCAATACGCTGCTCCACAGCCAGCGCAATACGCACAACCACAACAGCCACAGTATCCACCGCAGCAACAAATGGTGCCACAAGCGCCACGTTGTCCTGGATGCGGTAGCGGTAACTATGGAAGTCTTACAGATGCAGCGCGTGGCATGCAAGCCATGGCTCGTTGTTATGACTGCGGATACCCAGTTCAACAGTCAGGTTCAGGTTTAGGCAAAGGAATTGTTGGTCAAGGCGGTAGCAGCGGAGGCGCTGCAATTCCAGCAAAGCAGGTAGCATCAGGCGGATTTAATCCACAGACAATCATTGGACATATTTAATGGCAAATGCAGAACTTATTAAAGTAATTAACAAGATTAATAAAAAGCTGGGCGCCGATACTGTGGTGCTTGGTGAAGACATTATTGATATTAGTGGTCGCATGACTACAGGTTCATTGTCCTTTGACGTTGCACTTGGCGGCGGATGGCCCGTCAACCAGTGGCACGAAATTATCGGTGAAGCATCCAACGGTAAGACCGCTATCGCCCTCAAGACTATTGCAGCAAACCAAGCCAAAGACCCAGAGTTCACTACTGTCTGGGTTGCCGCAGAAGAATGGGTTCCTGCATACGCTGAGATGTGTGGGGTTGATTTATCGCGCATCTACGTTATCTCAACTAACATCATGGAGGACGCTTATGAAGCGGTCATTGAAATCGTCGAGAGTAAGGCTGTTGATTGCGTTGTCATTGATAGCCTTCCTGCCCTTGTTCCTAGCTCAGAGAACGAGAAAGAAATGGAAGAGTCAACAGTAGGTCGTACCGCCCTGCTGACTAACAAGTTCTTCCGCAAGGTAGGCAAGGCATCCAAGCGCTCGCTAACAGAGGCTGAACGACCATTTATTGGAATTATGATTAACCAGTGGCGCTCCAAGATTGGCGTCATGTACGGAGACCCACGCACCACTCCAGGCGGTCTAGGTAAGGACTACGCGTTCTTTACCCGCATTGAGATTAAGCGTGATGACTGGATTGAAGAGGGTACTGGTCAGGACAAGCACCGTGTAGGACAGACCATCAAAATTCGCACCTTGAAGAATAAGTCCGCTCCCCCACAGCAGACTGCCTTCATTGACTTTTATTTTGCCCCTGGGGGAGTGGTTGACCGCGGTAACTATGACTTCGCTAAGGAGATAGTTGCTATGGGAATCATCAATAAGGTCATAACACGCGCAGGAGCCTATTATCGGTACGCAGGTCGCCAATGGCAGGGTGCTGACTCAATGTTGGACTCTATACGAGAAGAAATAGACCTTAAAGAAGGTTTAGAACGGGACGTTTTAGACTCTATAAAAGCTGGGTCTAAATTTGTAGCAGAAAGTCCTGATGAGTAAACGTTGACAAGGCTTTTGCCATTGTTTACACTTTAAGTATGGAAACAAAAGTGTGCAGTAGGTGTTTTGAAGAAAAACCAAATACGTCTGATTTTTTTGGGGCAAAATCCCCATCGCAGATAAAAGACGGCACTAAAAATCTTTTACATGGGGTGTGCAAAGCCTGTAAGTCTAAACGTTCAGTGGCGTGGACAAAAGCCAATAGGGGAAAGGTAAACGCCTACCACGCAGCCGTCAGAGCTAATAAAAAGGCGTACATAGACTCGTTAAAGTCAAAACCATGTATGGATTGCAGGCAAACCTTCCCCCCATATGTTATGGATTATGACCACCTTCCCCAGTTTGAAAAGCTATTTGAAATAAGTGAGGCTTGGGCTAGAAAACTAAGTTTAAAAAAGATACTTGAAGAGATAAAAAAATGCGAGTTAGTTTGTCATAACTGCCATCGAATTCGTGAATATAACAGAAGGAATGATACTATTAAGGCACTACGGGAAAAAGTAGCTGCCAAGTCCTTGGTGTCCGATGAGGAGTGAAGGACAAAAGCAGTCTAAGAAGCATGAGGCACGATTAGCAAAAGCTATCGATGGCAAGCGTACAGCTGCTAGCGGAGCCTTTTGGAATCGTAAAGGCGATGTCCGAAGTAGCGATTTACTTATAGAACATAAGTGGACGGGCAAAGCCTCCTTCACTGTCAAAGCGACAGTTTTGGAGAAGATTGTCAACGAAGCAATTCTTGATAGCCGAATGCCCGTATTAGGTATTAGTCTTAACAACGAGAATTATGTAATGCTTTTAGAAGATGACTTCCTGGAACTTCGCCAGAATATTCAGGAGTGCACTTGTCATACGAAGGCTCAGGCTACGTAGAAGACTGGCGTCATAGCGCAAAATGCCGTGGCATGGATACAGAGTTGTGGTATCCCCCACGCGATAAAGCTAAATACAAGAACATAGCCGATAAGTCTAAAGCCGTTTGCTTTGGTAAAGATGGCGCCCCTGAATGTCCAGTTCGTCTTAAATGTCTGCTTTATGCAGAAGAGATGGATGAACAGCACGGTATATGGGGAGGACTCAGCCACCGAGAGCGTAACGCATTAAAGCGAAAAGCTGCTAAGGTTGGTCTCTCACTAGAAGGTTGGTTGGAAAAACATGGCAAAGGAAGAAAAGTTTAAGCCAGAGGGAACGCTCAAACGTTTTCTTGAAGCGGGGAAAAAAGAGTCTCGCGTGCTCACCACCGTAGAACGTTATTTAATTACGCTACCAGCCGATACTTCACGTCGTTCAGACGTGCTACACCCATCAGCAATGGTTAAAGATGATTGGTGCTACCGAGGCTCGTACTTTCAACTGTTAGGGTTTCCACCACCGCCCAGCAAGTACCGTGTCACACTAAGTCAAAAGCGCGTCTTTCAAACAGGTCACGATATCCATAATGGTTGGCAAAACATATTTAAAGATATGGGAAACCTGTGGGGCAAGTATTACTGCAAAGACTGCCGTTCAACGTTTATTGGTATTCCATCTGACCACAAAGCTGACGCCAGCTATTTAGAGTACAGAGAAGTACCTCTAGTGTATGAACCATTGCGCATCGCAGGTCATGCGGATGGAATCCTATTAAACTTTGGCGACCCGCTACTCCTTGAGATTAAGTCCATTGGAGCAGGTACCTTTAGATTTGAAGCCCCTAACCTTATGGCAGAACACGACGGTAATTTAGACGCCATGTGGAAAGCGCTAGATGCGCCATTTATGTCGCATATCAAACAGGCACAGATGTACATGAAGCTAGCAGAGCTCATGGGTATGGAGATTCAGCCTCAAGAGGCGCTGTTCTTGTATGAGAACAAGTCTAATCAAAGCCACAAGGAATTTGTTGTTCCTAAGAGCGACTTCGGTATTAGCCACATCTTAGAAGCCGCTCAAATGATTGTAGATGCAGTTGACAAGGGTGAAGCGCCCTCGTGTAATATTAATCAAAACGAAGGCTGCTACCAGTGTAAGGTGTATAACGATGTTCAAGCTTGAGACCACAGGAATTAGTAAAGACATCATTAAGCTTTTGGGTGAGCAAGGATTAAACATCCGTCAAGTGCTTGACCTAGATATGCCAGAGTTTCCCGAGGACATCACTTTGGTAGACGACCAAGAGCTTATGGTGATGGCGTCTAAGTACATGGAGAACTACAACATGATGCGCACGCAGACAGCCTGCGCTCAGGTCGCCGAACTCGAGGCAGAGAACGAGTATGACCGTGCCGAGGCATACGCCCTTATGGAGACTTCTACAGGTAAGGCAACAGAAAAGGCTGGCTTACTTAAAGCTGCTGTTTTATTGCGCCCTGAAATCCAAGAGAAGCTACAGGTAAAGAGCTATGTGTATGCTTACCGCAAGCTTATGGAGACTACTCAGGACAACATGGAGCGCTATTACAACCTAGTTAGCCGCGAGTTAACACGTCGTACCTCTAGCGATAGAGACCGTATGCGTAACAATAGATTTACTGCTTAATGGCAAAGCCTAAGCTTTTTAATGGCGGGTTGGTAGAAGGTAAGCCTGTATATATCGGCATCGACCAGTCGTATAGCGGATTTGCCATAACTGCTTTAGACGCCGAAAACAAGACTGATTACTACAGCGTTGTCTATAAGGCTGAAGGCTCAGGTGTTCAACGTCTAAAAAATATTCAGGGCTTTATGATGGATGTCCTGTATCAATATGAGATTGTTGATGCCGCTATGGAGGGCTACGCCTTCGGGTCTCAGATGGCAAACATGCTGGGAGAACTAGGGGCTGTGGTCAAAATGACCATGTATGAATTTGGCGTCTATCCATTGATTGTTCCGCCCACTAACTTGAAGAAATATGTGACAGGCAAAGGCAACGGCATATCCAAAAGCCAAATGCTCCTATACGTATTTAAGAAGTGGGGAGCAGACATTAGCGATGACAATGCTGCAGACTCCTACGCCTTAGCTAAGCTTGTCTCAGGTTCAGCGGAATTGGAGTATGAAAAGGATGTGTATACTAAGCTTCAAGACCCCAAGTTTAGGGAGAAACCATGAGTGAAGCACAAGAAGTGCTAACGCGCTTACGCAGGGCCAAAGAAGAAGTTGTTAAGCTTGAAGACCTGTATCGAAAAATTTGCAAATGCAATGACAGACTTCCAGGAACAGAAAATTTGCCCTTAAACACCTATCAAAAACTATATGACACTTGCGACTATCATCAACTAAGGATACGAAATCATGGCTAAAGCTAAAGGAAATAGAAACGATGCCCGTCCAAACGGCAAGGCATCTAAGAAGAACCCAAAAACCAACGTTAAAAAGGGCAAGACCGTAGGCGGCTATTCACCAGCCAAGCTGAAGGTTCGTGCAGCTAAGCGAGCTGGATAATGCCACGTTACGATTACAGCTGTATTGAGTGCGATATGACTATTGAGATGAACCACGGTATGCAGGAGTCGCCGTTAGTTCCATGCCCTAAGTGTGGTTATGATATGACCAAGGTATATTCCGTACCAGGAATACAGTTTAAAGGCGGAGGATGGGGCGGACAATGAGCGAAGAATCATTTGTAATTAATGACCCAACATGGGCATCACAGTTCCAAAAAGACCTTGATGAGTACATGATGGTTGTACAGGACAGCGTAGACTCAGACGAAGATGTGGAAACCCTTTCAGGTCAGCCTTATTGCGGATGTATGGATTGTTATTGGAGAGAAGTGTTAACTTTTGCGTCCCCACGAATTATGCGTGCTCAACTAGAAAAGAAGATTGAGCTGCTCTAATGGCCCTTGACCTACGAGATAAAGACAATCCCCTACACGTCTGTATCTGTGGGTCCATGCTTTGGAACGTCCAAGCCATGTTTGAGGACGGCGAAATATCCTTATATATGCTGGATATGGATTGCGCCCTTTGTGGTTCAAAGGCCACAGCACCAACTCCCATAGACGTTTAGCCTGAAATTCGGCGCTTGGAAACCCATACTTTAGGGGTAATACTAATCCGAGCATAAGAAGGTAAACATGTCTGAAGTAGTAAAAGAAGAAGAAGAGGGCATCCTCCGCGTAGGCGCAGGAAGCAACCCACAAGCCGTAGCATCAGCAATCGCCCACAGCATCTATGAGACTCGCGGATGCAAGATTCGTGCTGTTGGAGCAGGCGCAGTAAATCAAGCCGTTAAAGCCATTGCAATCGCCCGTGGATACACGGCTCCACGCGGTCTCGACCTCAGTTGCATTCCTGGTTTTGCCAGCATTGAAAGCCACGATGGACAGATTTCTGCCATTGTGTTCGTAGTCGAAGCCCGTTAAGCACTAATTTCGCGCCTAAAGGTTCTATTCTTATTTAACCCCCTTTGCAAAGGAAAACCATGGAAAAACCAAAGAGCGAACCACATCTTGCTCCAGCTTCGGCTAAAGTAAGCAAGGTAGATTTTAAGACAGCTTCACCTGAAAAGGGCAAACTTGTCAAGAAGAAGGGCGCACAAGCTGGCGACCCTTCAATCAAGGATGCAGCCCACCGTTCACACGTTAAGGCGCGTTCAGGCGCTCGTTACGGAATCAAAGTTGGATTCGAGAAGCAGACATCACCAGAAGCTGGCGCAACCCAGGGCAATGGTCGTTTGATTCCTCCAGCGATTAACCGTAGCAAGCCTAACTTCTCAGCAGGTATGGCTGAATAAAAGAACTTGCAAAACGCCCTCCAGAAATGGGGGGCTTTTTGTTTGCTATAACCCTAAAGGTGTGGTTGAATAACACCCATGTCATTAAAAGATGAACTAGCTAACCTAACAAAAGTTGCCGCTAGCGCGGGTCCCGCTTCTAAAGGTAGATGCTCAGTTGCAGAATGGCTAAAAGAGCAAGATGACCAGTTGGTAGCCGAATTTAAAGAGCTGTTAGAGACAAAGACATCCACATTAGAGCTACATAGGTTTTTAGTTTTAAAGTTCCCTGATTTACCTTTCCGAACAACCACATTTCGTTCACACAGAAACCATTGGTGCTCATGTCTATAAAAGATGACTTTAATAGTTTTATAAAAGCAGGAAAAGAAGGTTCAGATAAAGTTACAAAAGATGTTCCAGAAGCGTGGCGACCACGCTCTGAAATTAGTGAAACAGGCGGATATGTAGTTTCCTCACCAGCAGCTGGTGAAACAGTGCCAGGCGCACGAGACGCACTTATTGAGGCTAACTTAAACCCAGATGAGTGGACAGTCACTTCTGTACGCCGTGGACGTTGGCAGCGTTACGATGGAGAATGGTTAGAGTCGCTTCGACTTAATATCGTTCCTTCTAGTGGCGCAGGTATTGACTACGATGCTCAGGCCCTTATTGACGAGCTAAATAAATGGAAGCCAGGAAAGTCAAACGAACAAACTGATGGAGATTTAACTGCCGTCTATAGCCTCGGTGATACTCAATATGGAAAAGATGACACCCCAGCTATTGTTGACCGAGTATTGCGTGCTTTTGATGAGTGCGTAGAGCACCACAAGTTGTTGATGAAGAAGTATCCCAACCGCATCACACAGATTGCCCTTCCTCAGCTTGGCGACTGCATCGAGGGAATGACTAGCCAAAAAGGTAAGGTCATGGGTCGCCACGATATTGGAGTAGCCCAGCAGGTACAGGTTGGTCGTCGTGTGCTTATGGCGCAGATTAAGGCGATGGCTCCCTTTGCCAGCAAGATTATTGTTCCTGTCGTTCCAGGAAACCACGATGAAGTACAGCGGTTCTTAGTTTCGCGCCCAGAAGATTCGTGGCAGATTGAGATTGTTCGCGCCGTGGAAGACGCCTGTCAAGAGAACGAGTACCTACGTAATAAAGTAGAGTTCCGCTACCCAGCTAAGGACGACAGCACCTTGTGCGTTAACTTAAACGGCACCATGTACGGCATGGCTCATGGTCATCAAAAGTCCGATATGGTCAAGTGGTGGTCAGGTCAGGTTATGGGTAACTGTGCAGTTGCACAGGCAGATATCCTCAATGTTGGTCACCTTCACCACTACGATGTACAAAGCGTAGGAACTAGACTATTTATTCAAAACCCAGCTATGGACAATGGTTCAGGTTGGTGGCGTGATAAGTCAGGTTTAGAGTCGCACCCAGGAATCGTGTCTTTAGTTGTAGGTCAAGGTTTTGATGCCCGTCGTGAGTTAGTAGTACTAGGCGGGTTTCGCTAGCCTATAATGGCTATATGCCAGGCACACATCAAAATGTCCAAAATCTCGGCGCAGCTGGGATGTACGGAACCAACACCAATTACGGTGGCGGTGGTGTTCCTGTCGCACGTTCTGAACTTGACTTCCTTCGCTTAGGTGTTGGCCGTCAACCATCCGCAGAATATCCAGACGGTTATTTAGGAACAATTCGTACACGACGCGATGACCGTGGACGCCCAGGTTCTACATCAGAGAACGTTTTAGACTCACTCAAGGTTCGCATTACACAGCGCGGCTACCAACGCGGTGTGCACAAAGGCGAACGTATTGACGCCGCTGGTTATTACTATCCAGCTGACTTAGGTCCAGAACGTGGAATTCGCCGTCAAATGGCAGGTGTTCGTGACGGTAACGTTATTAGAACTAAGCGTAATACAGATAACCAATACCTAGCTCCAGCACCACACTTGCCTAATGATGGTAAGGCGGGCCCAGCAGCGAAGAGCGATTCACCTATGGGTGTGAACTTGAACCGAGCACAGCGCTTGAGTTCCCTATCACCAAATTGGAAATAAATGACAGGTAGACAATCAGACGGTGTTTACTCCCGCAAACCATGGCAAGCACCACCAGAGGCTGCCTACCCACCCCAAGCTTATATTGGCCCTTTTGCCTCTAATCAAGAGCGTCTACTGAGCCAATCACTAGCAGCTAATCTAATGACAGGCGCCGAACTACAAGAATATGTGCGCCCTCCACTACCCCAGGTTGTACTATTTCCTGAGCGCTATGGATACACAGATACAGAATTGAGTATTGAGGACATCATTCAGCTCCCTGGACGTGCTCAGCAGCGTGTAGAATCAGACTTTAGCCAAACTCCAAATACAACCGAATCAAGCAGCAGAAACGACTTAGGAGGTTCCGTTTAATGGGACGCAATAAAAAAGACTTTGATTACGAAACGGCCAATGAGCCAAACCCTTCACGCGTAAACGCCGAAACCCCTAACCGTACTGTTTCCCACGAAAACCGTGCAAAGATTGCCGCTGATATGGCAAAAATGTTTGGTAAAAAATGAACAACGACCCAGGATTACTTACAGACTCGACTGGCGATGGTATGGCAGGGGCTGAAGATGTTGCCCTTTCCACCCAACGCGACCTTAAAACCACCTATTACAACGGTTCTAGGCCTTGTATTGAGTGTGGCATGACCTTAAATCCCGTACAATCGTTACATACGGATACGTGCCCAAATTGCACACGCCGTAAGCAAGCTAAACACCTCAAAGGACGGATGGCCTAATGACCGTAAATAATTCGCGTTCCATGAACGCTTCACTTGATGAGGGCGCAACTGACGGCAAGTACCGTAAGGCACGTCCAAACACCACTGTTATTCCTGGTCTTGGTGACCAGATTGTTAAGCAAGAGCGTGCAGGTTTGCACCCATATATGAACTATGGCTTTATTAACTCTGAAGAAGCTAATAAGGTTAACCCAGGTAAGTAACATGTCAAAAGACCGCGCACACGACTCTAAGCGAGTTACTGGTTCTGCAGCAGAGATGCTTGGACCAAGACAACATGTTTTGGTAACACCTGCTGAAGAAGATGTACAGCCCTACGCCACAGCCAGCTATGAATTTGACGTACATCCAGAAGCAACTTCTAAAGACGTTGGTATGCACATTGCACGAGCAATTAAAGGTGGCATGCCAAAGCCTGCTAAAGTTGAATGGAATCCAAAGAAGTAATGAACCCTAAAGAACCGCAGTTTGCCGATAAGGGAAAGAAAATCCCTAACTTCCCACAGCCACATATGTGGCCTAAGGGCTCGATTGCTGCGGGTGGCGACGACGACTATCGTCATATTAGTATTGATGACTACGAAGCAGCTCGTGAGCATAACCGTGAATGGCAAGCTCAGCGTGCAGCATGGGAAAAGGAATAATCATGGAGCCTACACACAATCAGTTCCCACCAAGCGGCAAGTTTAATGAATCTGGTTCGGTAAAAGTAACACGTAAAAATGACATCCCCGAGGACCGCCCAGACGCCAGGGTTAATTATGTATTAAACAAAAAATACAAAGAAAAGCTAAACGCTTTTGGTTTTTCCGAGGCCCAACAAAATATGTCTGACACTAACAATAAAATTTGGGCAAGAAAAGATAAAGCTTTTCAACGTGCACAAGGTGAAATTAAGACTATTAAGATTGATTCAGGTAAAAAGTGAAGCCAACAGAGTCACAATTTCCTGAGCAGACTGACGACCGTCCAGAGGGCTGGGATTACATAACCCCAGAAACCATGGATGAGATGGAAAACCATTTCACCAGCACTCAGCCTCAAGAGCACTCACAGAAGAAGATTAACAATGTCTGAAACACCAGGAGACCGCGGTCCTAGTAGCCTTCGCGTTGTAAATTTTGACGCCAAGAACCCTATTCATCAAGGCATTATGGCTAGTCGAGATGTAAACCATAACATTGACGTGGCTAAGGGCAAGGACAACAAAAAGCGCATCATTATGCCTGTTGCACCTGGCATGGAATCAGAGCCTAAGCAATCGACGCGTTACCCTTCCACTAATACGCACACCGAACCTTATGTATACAAAGAAGAGAAGCCAGCCGCTAAAAAAGCTGCGCCTAAGAAGAAGGCTGCTCCAGCACCTAAAAAAGCAGAGGCACCAGCACCTAAAACTACTGCTAAGCCTGCCCCTAAGAAGACAGCCGCCCCTGCTGTTGCTGTTGAGTCTGGCGTAAAGATTAAGACCGATGCCACACTCGCAGCTAAAGCTGCGGCTGAAAAAGAGGCGGAAAAAGCTGCAGCAGAGGCTAAAAGAAAAGCCGAAAGAAAGCGCCAGCTTAAAGAAGGACACAACCCGATTAGGGCTAATTACTACAACGATTAGTAGTTAGTCTATGATAAGCTTCGGTTATGGCCGATACCTTTGAGACCGAACGTTTTAACCTTCTTGTTTGTAAAACATGCCAAACAATCGAAGAGCTTCCCTATACTAAAACTGGTGAGTATCTAGGCGAAGGTAAGTATAAGCAAGACGACAACCCTTTTGTTGAGCTGGCTGCAAGTAAGCATGGTCCAGACCACATTGGTTATCCGCTTATGGACGTGCTCCAAGGATACTGGATGACCCCAAAGGTCAAAGAAAGTATTGTCGCAGAATTGCGTGAAACCTTTTTCGGTAAGGGCGCGTCGTCAGGTCTTGATGTTTTCGGTACAGGATTTTACGGACTTAAAGACACCTACAGCCAAGACGCAATGAGCTGTTGGAAGATTCATAATAGCCCTAAGGGTCAGTGCTCCGATTACAAGCATGAGCGTAAGAAGTTGAACGCAGGAACAGATGCTGAACGCCGAGCCGAAGGCCTAGGTAAGTCAAACATCAAAGTTTATCTGTGTGATTTTTGCCCTGTAAAAATGTACAACCAGCACAAGGCGTACAAGGAGCGCGGGTTGTATGAGTGACGTTGTTGTAGATGTAGAGGCCGTCTTTGCTATCGCCCTTCGTAAAGACGGCACATTTTTTGCCACCACAGACGTCGACACCAATTTTGCCCCCCAAAGGGACGCTACAATCCTAGACGTTCGACGGGGCTGTACTGACGTTCTAGAAGTTATGTCCAATAACGACCTAGCCAACTTAATTATGGCAAAATTGACAGCAAATAGCCAAACTGAGTCTGAACGCACAGCCAGTTCAATCCGCCAGGCGCTGTCAGACAAAGGTATACTGTAACTACACAGACCTAAGGGGCGATTATGGCAACTCCTCGTAAGAAACCTACTAAAAGAGTTTCTGTTGTCAAAAATGAAGAGCTAACGCCGTTAGATATTCATGCTATTCAACTGCATGAACTGTACAAATCATTTCGTCGCGCAGGATTTCCTGTAGATATTTCGATGGCGCTTATTACTGATAAAAGCGCACATCCTGATTGGTTTTACACAATGGTTCCTGATTTAGAAGTTTTAGAAGAAGAAGACGACGAAGACTAGACTATACTAAGCTAATGAACATCTACGAAGCATTAGCTAAGAACGCTGTGCCCGTAGAGCTAGCGCCATCAGAAACATCGTACTTTAGCGCCCCTAATGCAGGCTTAGACCCTCGCCTATTTCGCAACAACAAGCTTATTGGCAGTGTACGCAACGGTATCTTGAGCATTTTGTTCGACCACTTGCGTCGCCACTATTACAACCCTGAAGCTTACATTTACGCTTGGCTTGCTGGCTCTGGCGTTTCTTATCAGTGGGCAGCTAACCGCACACCAGCAGACCTCGATTGTCTAGTAGGCATTGATTACATAGCGTTCCGTCGCTCCAACACAAAATTTGCGGGTCTTAGCGACCAAGAAATTGCCAGTATGTTCAACGATGATTTTCGCGCTGAGCTTTACCCGCTGACAGAAAACTATTTGGATTCCTTTGAGCTGACCTTCTATGTCAATGTCAATACTGATATCAGAAACATCAAGCCCTACGCCGCGTATTCACTAACAGATGACGACTGGACAGTTGAGCCTAGCGAACCCAACATCAAAAGCAAACCACAGTGGGAACAGAAGATTGCCCGTGATGAAAACATGGCTGTTGAGATTCTAGAACGCTACTCACAGGCGCTTGCCAACATTGGTTCTGCTACTACTGCCTCCGCTCGTCTTAATGCTGAGGCTGCGCTTAAACTGGCTGTAGACCAGGGCGCAGCGTTATTTGAGGACATTCATCACGGACGCGGGTCTGCGTTTAGCCCCAGCGGTAAGGGGTACGCCGACTATGCTAACTACCGTTGGCAAGCAGGAAAGAAGGGTGGAGTGGTCCAAGCCCTCAAGCAATTGAAGGACATTTCCACAAAGACACGAGAAGATTTTGAAGCACATACCTACGGAATGACGCTGCCAGATGCTAGTGTTCTAGTCCGTAGAGCCGCAACATACAAGCACTAACCTAAGTTCAATCGGAGCATATTTTGGCAATAGTAATGTTCGTAGACGACGTATTGCGTTCGGATACAGGAAGCCCTATCTATCAGGGTCTAGCCCTTTATCGAATGTTCAATGAGGACGTTCGAGTTATCTTGCTCTGTGACGATAAAGCAAAAACCAATCGTTGGCTACTTGAGCACAAGATAAATAAGTTTGACGACCTCGTAGACCTGAACGTTCCAGGTGTGTTAGACGACCCAGACATTGAACAAGTCAAGTACGTTCGTTCTCAAGGCAAGGTGGAGTTGGTAGTCACAGGCAACACCGACCTAGCCAAGAAGCTGTTAGAGATTGGGCTAGATACTCTATTGTTTTTGCACCCTACTTATCTGCGCCCAGAGTTCCGTCCAGATGGACGTCAAGGAATGAAGAGCTGGGCAGCTATTGAAGATGAGCTGGACAAGCAGATTGAAATGATTAAGGAAGACCCTAGAGTCTAATGCGTATCATTTACTTAGGTGCGGAAGTTCCATCCAACCGTACCCTTCTAGAGTCCACCACCGCCAACCATGTTGGGGTTAGTTTTTGGCGCCTATATCGTCGTGGGCTACCCAAGACCAAGGCATACCTTCTAGAGAATTACTTTACGCCCGATACCCATATTTACGCCCACGCAGGTATCCCCAAGCCCGAGAAGCTAACACAGGAAGAGCTAGAAGAATTTTGCGCCCTGTACGAGGAGTTCATCGCTAATAACATAGACAGGATTGTGAGCTTTAACGAGGTTGTTCATCCCACGCTCACTCCTGAGTTTATTACAGAGCAGAGGAAAACCTGCTGGAATGAAGTTCCGCCCTCTAAGTTCCAACCAGTTTGGCAGCCCCAGACAGGAATAGATGGCTTTAAGAAGATGGTCGAGCACTACCTAGATATAGGAATCATGGGCGACGACATAGAGCACGAGACCCAGCTAGCTGCCCTCACACGGGGATATACAGCCCGAGGAACCCGTTTCCACGCCATCAATACCGCCAAGCCCTACAACCTACGTCAGGTCAAGGTAGAGACCGCCAGCACCCTGTCTTGGCTGGCCCCCATGCTTCACGGTGAAACGATTGTCTGGGACGGTACTAAGCTTGTTAGATACAACAAGGGCATGAAAGAACAGGCTCGTGTACGCTACGCCAAGATATATGAAAAGGCGGGCTTGGACTACGACCTGATTATGGAAGATGACCCACAAGAAGTCTGTCGTCTGGCTGTATGGTCATACGAACAATACGAAGCGAGGATGAACATGAGTGGCGCAGAAGACGGCTTCCTATCGCATAACAGCGAGTGGAGCGATGTGGAGGATAGTGGGGAAACTACCCCCTCCGTAAGCGATAACAAGGGTATTGGCATGCGGAAAGTTGAGAGCCGAAATCCAGAAGAAATGGGCAATTTACCCGTCTTCGGATACGACTTTAAGACCGTTGTAGAGACCGATGAAGACGGTCAAGACATCATCAAAGACGTCCCTGTTGTGCGCTCGCAAAGTAGCACTATTCGTCAGTGCGATACCTGTTTTGTAGCTGCTAACTGCCCCGCATTTAAGCCGCAAACAATGTGCGCTTTTAACCTTCCTATTGAGGTAAAGACTAAAGACCAGCTTAAGAGTTTGATTAACGCAATGATTGAAATGCAGGGTCAAAGAGTCGCTTTTATGCGTTTTACTGAAGAAATGAATGGTGGATACGCAGACCCCAACGTTTCCCAAGAGATTGACAGATTGTTCAAGCTCATCAAAACCACCAAGGATTTGGACGACTCAGCCTCGTTTATTCGCATGACTGTAGAGGCAAAAAATGGGTCTGCTGGTGTGCTCTCTAACATCTTTGGAGACAAGGCGCAAGCCCTCCGAGAGCTTCCTAACGGCGGCTTAAATGAAGAGCAAACCACCAAAATTATTAAAGATATCAGCGAAGGCTGATATGCGATAGGAGTGATAAAACTCCTATGGAATCGCTTGTGCTCTAATTGGCACTTAGTCTGCCTGTGTACTACTGTAACGCATCGCTAAACTTATACACTCCCCGCATGATGAGGGTGCTAACTACAAAGAGAGAAGGTCGAAATGGGTTTGTCTTTCCGTCTGACAGAAGATTTCCTGACAGGATATCGGGACAAGAAAGTTCCGTGGGGATACCAAGACGCGGCAGGCAACTCGGTAGGAGAAATTACTTTTCTTCGTACCTATTCCCGACTCAAAGAAGATGGCACCAAAGAAACGTGGACAGATGTCTGCGAGCGAGTCATCAACGGTATGTATTCGCTTCAGAAAGACCACGCCAAGTTAAACCGACTTCCATGGTCAGACTCCAAGGCAGCTGCCTCAGCTAAAGAGGCTTTCGACCGACTATGGAACCTCAAGTGGACGCCACCAGGACGCGGACTATGGGTCATGGGTACTCCGCTTGTTAATGAACAACGCAACTCAGCTGCGCTCCAAAACTGTGCTTTTGTCTCCACAGACTCCATGACTAAGCTCAACCCAGCCAAGCCTTTTGCCTTCCTCATGGAGGCGTCGATGCTCGGCGTAGGTGTTGGATTCGATGACAAAGGTGCGGACAAAGACTTCGCAATTTTTGCCCCTACTGAAGGAGATACATATGTCATCCCCGACACCAGAGAAGGCTGGGTGGAATCACTTACCGCCCTCCTCAATTCCTACCTTAAGCCAGATACGAAGAAGCCTATCTTTGACTACTCAAAAATCCGCCCAGCAGGTACTCCGATTAAAACCTTTGGAGGAACAGCCGCGGGACACGAGCCATTAGAGAAGCTTCATAACCACATTACTAAGATGTTCACTGGCCGAGCAGGTCAAAAGCTGACTCGCGTGGATATCGCTGATATTGGAAATATGATTGGCGTCTGCGTTGTATCAGGAAACGTCCGTCGTTCAGCTGAGTTGTTGATGGGTCGTATTGACGACCAAGACTTCCTCAATCTCAAGAACGCTGAGAAGTTTCCTG